TCGTATCGGCCCCGATCACAACATTAATTCCACGGATGCTCTCTGCCATCTACTCGCCCTCCCTCACATGCGGAAAAATGCGTCAATGTCTTCCTGCGTCGCCTCTCGCGACGCGTCAGGATCGTCGCCCATGTAGGCGTACACCAGATCAAAAAAATCCTGCATAGTCAGCAAGTCGAGCTCAGTCATACTGAGCCCGATTCGCCGTGCCAATGCGATGATATTGATGTCCGTGCGGTCGACCCTGTTCGGTGATTCATTTTTGGGCCGTCGGTGCCACGGTTTGGTTTCCACGAAAAAAGATTTTCGTGGCTTCGGTCATCGCCGCGTTCAACAACTCGGCGTCGAAAATGTTGAGCTCCTCATGCTCCTCGAGCCATTTCGCGAACGACGGGAACGGTGCGTTGATGCCTGCGGCCGTCCGCGCCAGCGTCCATACCAGCCGAAGGATCGCTACCGAGTCCAGCCGGCTGAAATCGAGTTTGGACGGATCGACTTCGCCGCCACTAAGCGCCTGAAATCCGGTAAGTCCGGCGACCATCCCGACCATATCGCCGAGCAGGTCCCGGCCAAATTCCTGATTGTAATGCAAAAGGCTCAGGGCCGATCCCCTGAGCCTCAGCGTCTTGTCTCCGATCGTGATTTCGCGCATATTACACCTCCGGCGTGAACGTCGGCGTGTACACGGACGAGAAGAAGGCATTGTAGGCGGCCCCGTTGGTGTCGCTCAGCTCCATCTCGCCGCGGACGATCATCTTGCCGCCGATCTCAATCGGGCTGATCGTCAGGTTCAGCACGTCCGTGTTCGGCGTGATCGACTCGGCCTTCGTCTGCCGTTCCTTCGCCGGGCGAGACGCGACGCAGTCATAGTACACGAACCGGCGGTTGCGCTTGTCCCCCTGAATTTGACCCATCAGGGCAAAGTGTTTCGGGATTGCGTCCGAGACCTCGATCAATGCGCCGTTTTCGTCGATTTCCCAGCCGAGCATCTCCGCGAGAATCGAGTCCGGCACGTTCGCCATCTCCAGTTCCGCCGTGTAGCCGTTGTTCGCGGTATACGAAAAGTACAGCGTGTTGTCCGCGTAAAAGTTCGTCGATTCGCCGACGGTTGTCGGCGTGAACCGCACCGCACCCGGAATCGGGACCGGCGTCTTCCACGCGGGCTGGCTCGGGTTCGAGTCGTCGAAAAAGGCGATGTGTACTTTTTCAAGACCAAAAGTCACTTTGTTTTGGGACATTCTGTTACCCTCCAATCAATTGAGCTTCATAAATGACCTGAAACAGCCGCTCGTCTTCGATGTACGTCTCGATCTTCGAGTACGGCAGTCCGAGCTCCTTGAGCTTGCTCTGGACGGCAGCCTCCGCTACCGGGTCTTTCCGGTCTGTGTAAAGCTCGATCTGGATGTTAGACACTCCGACGTAGTTGATATTGTCGGCCATCACGTCCGAGCTGTACGCCTCCCGGTACGTGATAAACGGCGGCGCGGGCGCGGGAGATTGCGGCGTGTCGACAAAATGAGAGTAGGCGACCGGATACCCGATCGCCTTGAGTGCGGTGTAGAGCTCCTGCAGCGTCACGCCGCATCACCCTCCGTTCCGGATGATCGCGCGGACGCGGTTCTGAAACGCCTCGATCTCCCGGTCAGCTGTCGGGCGGATATGGGGCCGCTCTTGAACACGTCCTCCCCCGCGTTTCGCATGGCCGAATTCAAGCAGGTGGGCGAGCCACGGTTTCTTGCGGTTGTAGACGACATAGCGGATCTCGCCGCCCCCGCCCATCTTTTTCCGAGTCCAGCCTTTCGCGTACTCTCCAGTCCGGCGAGGCGAGCGTGCGCGAATCTCTTTGACGAGGCGATTCGAGGACTCGTCGGCCTCGCGCTCGATGGCTGCCGATACGTCCTCGGTGTACTCTTTCACGGCCAGCGTGATTTCGGCGGCGAGGTTGTCGATGTTGATGCTAGCCATTGCCGATCACCCTTTCCGCCGTGAGCTCGATCTCCTCGGTCCCGGTCTGGTATGTGCGGATCACACGATACCGTTTGCCCTCGAACTCCACGATCCGCTCGCCGCTGTACTCGTAGGCGTGGACCGTGAAGACGTATTCCGGCCGCAGGCCTGCCGCGGCTCCGCTGTAGAAATCGCTCCGGCCTGCCGAATTGACCGCGCACAGGATCGTCGTTCTGGTCTCGACCGGCCGCTGATTGCCGATTTCGTCCTCCTCGATCGTCTCTCCGATCAACGTCAGCTCGTGGTCATACGTCGCCACCGGCACCACCGCCCGCCGAGATGATCAGATTGTGCAGCCGGTACTGCAGATGCCGCGGCATCGCGCCGGGTTCATCCCGGGACTGATAGCGCCATGTGGCGAGATCCACAACAAACATGAGGTGATGGGCGTCATTGCTATTCAGCGTGATGCCCTTTTCCTTCTCCAGCTCGTCGATCACACCAGAAACGATAGCGGCCAGGTACGTATCCCTGACCGCCGTCGTGATGCCAAGTCGCGCCTTGACAAGCTCGAGGATTTGGGGTTCATTCATGCGGATCACCCGCCATCCTTGCGCTTACCCTTGCCCTCGCCTTTGCCGTCCGGTTTCTTCGCCGGCTTGCCTTCCTCGCCGCCGGTCTTATCGACCGCTACATACCCGAGACGAGCGAGTTCCTCCGCCCGGTCACCGTCGTACTCGTCGCCCGTGCGATAGACGTGCTTCGTGACTTTGCATCTGAAATCTTTCAGAACCTTCGCCATTGTCACCCCTCCATGTGGGAGAGCCGGGCGAACCGCCCGGCTTCACCCAAATTTCAGACCTCCGGCACCGGATCCTCGATTGTGACCAGCGCGAAGGCCTCCGGCCGCACCGGCTTGCCGTCGAAGCGGCCCTTGCCGCGGAATGCCATTTGATCCTCGACAAACTTCACGTGCTCGGACCGGTCGATCGTGATGTCCTCGCGGATCACCATCGTGTACTGCTCGAGCACGCCGATCAGGACTTCGTCGAGGTCCATGTTCTGGTTGAAGATGACCGGCAGACCGCACAGATCAGGCTGCGTCAGGTTCGGCAGCTTGCCCACGACGTTGCCCTGAGCGTTGACGTTGATCGTGAATTCCAGGAAGCGGTTGTAGAACGTTTGCCGCTTCATGACGATTACGATCTCGCCGTAGCTGTCGTCGCCGGTGTCGACCAGGGACACGTGTTTGAGCACGTTCACAAGCAGCTTGTTGTCGGCCACCACCGTTTTCTGATTCTTAGCCGGAATCTTCGGAATGATGCCGTCCGGTTGCTTCTGCGTCGCACCTTGCCCTTTGAGGATCGCCAGATCCAGCGCCTTCGCCAGCGCCCGGGCGATCTTGCGCACGACGTAATCGTCGATGTTGATGATGCTGTCCTGCAGCAGGTAGTTGTCGACGAACACGACTTTTCCGAGCTTGAACCCGTCGAAGTCGACGTTCGTGATCGTGCCGACGTCGCCGGTCGGGATCGGATCTTTCATCTCGATCCATTGCGCCGGCGAGGTGTCCGTGTCGATCAGGATACGCGCCGTGCCTTGAACACGGATCTTGTCCACGCGTGGATACAACGTCGTGTAGTCCCCGACGATGTCCAGAATGCGGTTGATGATGACCTGCGGGATGGTCAGCTCGCCACCGGCGACAGCGCGCAGGTTCTTGAACTTTTCGTAGAATTCGCGCACTTCCGGCAGTTGGAAATATTCGCCGGTCTCCAGCATCTTGCGTACTTGTGCGATGTGGTATTCCTTCGCCACTTGAAATTCACCCCTTTGTTGATTTGCCGACCGCACTTCGTCGGCCGGAGGTTTTGCGTTGAGCTGCTCGAGCTCGGCCTCGAGCTCGGCGATCTCGCCCTGCAGCTTTGACTTCTTCTGCTCGAGCTCGCCCTTTTGGGCTTCCAGCTTCGTGACCTCCTCCTCGACAGCGGCGATATCCTCGTCAGTCTGCGCCTCGTTGGCCGCCGCTTCGAGCCCCTCGCTGCGCTTCTGCAGCTCCTCCTCCTGTATCAGGAGTTCGGCCAGCGCGTTCTTGCGCTGCTCAATCTTTTTTGCCAGAACGAGTTGTCTCAGCAATTCGCTTCACCCTTTCAATCAGTTTTTGGCGCCGCGCCTCCAAGAGACGGGCGCGGTGTTCTTCGACTTGCTTCCGTCGGGCCTGCACCCCGGTGTCCTCGTAGGCCGGGAAGGTGACGACGCTGACCTCGTGCAGATCGACCTCACGGATAGTCCATTTCACGGAGCCGTCATCACGCCATTCCGTATCTTCGCGGACAATATTAAACCCGAACGAACACTGGTCCACGTCCCCGCGCTTGACGCGCTCGTAGAGGTTCATGGCGTCCGTGTCGTTCGGGTTGATCTTGATCTGGCCCCACAGCCCATAGCTGTCCTCGCGCAACTCCAGCGTGCCGGACCTGTTCCGGCCTAAAACGAGCCGGGTTTCATGGTTGATCAACGCCCGGATGTCGTTGCTGAGCGTGTTGGAAAACGCCCCCGGCGCGATCTCCTCGTAAGCGCCCGGCCACAGCTCCGTCTCCCGGTTGAACACGGCGAAATAGCCTTCGATCGTCAGATCGCCTCCGTCGCCTTCGGCGCGGGTCTTGAGTTCGGTCCGCAAGCTCCGCGTCTGCCGCTGCTCCCTGCTCATCCGTCATCACCTCCCTCCTGGAGTGCTTTTTTGATGTCCTTGAGCTTGTTTTGCTCACCGAGCAAGTCGGCCGGGATGTAGTTTTCAAGGACAATCAGTTCGTTCATCTCCGGATCGGGGCTCATGCCAATCCAGTCGCGCAGCTCATTCCGACGTAGGGTGTTTCGGTCGACAAGCGCTGTGCCGGCAGTGACCAGCTCGACCAGATCATAGGCGTACAAAGACCGCGGATTGAGCCGAAAATACAAATCCGGCGAATACAGCAGCTTGTTGGTGAGCTCTTGCCCGATGATTTGGCCAATGGACGCGATCCTCGTCCGGATCCAGTTGTTTACCTCATCCTTTTTGAAATCGCCAACGCCCACGAAAAACGGCGGCACGCCGAGCATAGCCGCCACCGTTCGTTTGTCGATTTGGACAGATTCATGAATCGCTATGTCCTGCAAGCTAAGCGGCTTCACCGTCTCAACCCGGATAATTCCCTCGGGCAAGATCCACGGCTTTCCGCTCTTCCCGCTGCCGATGTAACGTTCGATCAGCTTGTCGCGCTCTTCTTCGCTCGAGAATTGGCTCGAGTCCGCATCGACCATCACGATGACCGAAGGTCGCCACTTGTCACCCATAAAGGCGTTCTTCGTCTTTGCCGCTTGCGCAAGGTTCGCCACGACATCTTTCAGGATCAGCCGATACCCGCGGCCGCGCCACGGCTCCTGCGGGTCCGGGTTGATCTTGAAGTGCAGCACTTCGTCGTGGTTATAGACGCGGCCGTTGATCATGACCTGATAGCCAGTCGCCAACCCGATCGCGTTCTGCTGCGGCGGCAGGATCGTCGCCATGTGCGCTGGAACCGGAATGAGCTCCTCAAGATAACCATCCCCGCTGAACATCGGGAAAACAAACGCATTCCCATCCCCCTCGAGCAACATGGTGTGCACGATGTGATAGAGCCACGCCTTGCGTGTCATAAGACTGTATGGCTCGATGTCCACTTTTCGTGAGAGCTCGTTCTGCACCCGCTCGTGCCCGCCTTCGACGTTGCGCATGAGGTGGATTGTCATATTGCTGACCATATCCGCAATCCGGTCAACAGCCATCCGGACTTCCGGACACTCGGAGAGTCGCACGTACCCGGCCGGCAGTGTCAGGTCATCACCCCGAAGCCAGTATCCGAGCAGCCCCTCGCTGCTTCGCTTCTCGGTCGGTTGCCGCGCCCGCTGTTTCTGTCGTTTGCTCACGCTGTAGACTCACCACCTTTCAGCCATTTTTCCTGCGCCTTCGCCTGGTCGGTATCCTCCAGGTATC